CAGAAACCGCTCGGTCCGTCTGCTGACAGCGACTGGGACTGCTACGGTTACGCCGACATTGAGTTTGAATTGTTGACCCTGAAAGGTAAGCACGCGCCCTGGTTAATTAAGCTGATGTCAGACTCTGATGAAGCACGTATTGAAAAAGAGATTTATAACTTTATGATAGGATATAATTAACATGAAGATCAAAACATCAGAACTGACAGGCGCCGCCCTTGACTGGGCGGTGGCGAAGTGTGAAGGTCTGAAAATCACTATTAGCCTTTCCGAAAAGTATTCGGCAGCAGTTTTCTCAGAAAAGTATGAAGACTTCTTCGACCCATCTGTGAGCTGGTTCCAAGGCGGTCCGATTGTGCATCGAGAGCGGATGACACTTGAGGGCCATAACGAGGGCTGGCAGGCCATCAAGTTCCACGACATACGCCCGTGGACCAAGGCAACAGGCCCAACCCCTCTGATCGCGGCCATGCGCTGCCTAGTCGCCTCAAAGCTGGGTGATGAAGTTGAAATTCCGGAGGAACTCAAATGAGTTGGGTACTTGTACTTATGGCTTGCCAACGCATGTGCGTGCCAACCTACGCAGCTGTGTACCCAAACCAAGCACAGTGTGAAGCCGTGGTGGATAAAGACAAAGGCACTTTCCACCACCCCCGCAGCTATTGCGTACCAGTCATTCGAGAGATTAAATGAAACCACCCTACACCATTGACCCTGAATACAAACAGCCAACGCTGCTGAGTCTCGCAGGTGATCTGCTCCTGGCTGTTGTCGGCGTGGTCCTGATCATCGGCGTTGCTGGCTACTTTATGAGGGGATGGTGATGAGCAAGATCAGACCTTGGCAAGATCGAATTGACGTTGAAGATCCATCAGAGATTGAGCTGGCCGGATATGCCGAGGAAGAGATATGCGAGCTACGCACCCGAGTAGCGGAGCTTGAGTCTGCTGCAAAGCTGGCTCTTGATGCACTTGTGGCGACCACACCCGTACCTCGGGAATACGATGAAGCTTACTACCGGCGCGAATGGCCTAAAGAATTTGCTGCGCTGGATGCACTCAGAAAGGCGGGAGTGAAATGAACAAAATTGCACAAGTGATTGGCTATGTGACGATCATCTTTGCGGTACTTGGGGCATTTGGAATCGGTGATTACCGCTGGTGCTATTCAATGACTGGAGTGTGCTTTAAATGACCTTCGCAGAATTGTTACTTGGAGCCCTGTACCTAAGCGCAGGCTGGTATGACAGATACGCACGAACCGGGAGCGTTCACGCAAGAGCACGAGCAGTTGTTTTGTACGACCGGATATTGACTGGGAGATTTTGAAATGAGCAACGAACGAGAAGCTTTTGAAACTTGGTTGGCTGACCCGAACTATGCCTATAGTGACCGTGATCGGGACATGATGTTTTGGGCTTGGCAAGCCTCACGCAAGGTGGCGTTGGAAGAGGCTACAAAAGAATTTGGGGTGCTGTTCTACGAATACATGGTTCTTGATCCGTGGGGCTGCATAGCTCCTGGAGACTATAGACCGAAGTGGCGGCCTTTTGATGAGCATAAGGGATATACCCAAAAAGAATGGGCTGAGATTTATTTAGGGAGACTGTCTTGTGGAAAGCCTACATACCGAGTTCGTGAAATATATGGCCGTGAAATTTTTCTAGTTAAGGGTTATTTAAATGACCGGTTGGTCTAACGGCCTAAGTCAGGATTACAACGGAAAACTTGGCACTTGGTTTGCAGACAGACTCGGTGCAAAACAACAATTAAGGAATGATATGGAAACTAAAAACGAGGCGCTGGAACTGGCGCACATTATTGAAGATTGCATGTCTGGACATTTACCGGTTTCTCGATCTGAAATTGCTGCAATGCTGCGATCTCAGGCTAATGAGATTGAGCGACTGACGGAATGGCAGCAAGGCGCAAAAGATGTAGCTAGTACAAGTGAGTGGCATCGTGGTAAGCGTGAAGAAGCCGAGAAAGAGCGCGACCAACTCAAATCCAAGCTGGAGCAACTGACGAGCGGTGATGTTGAGTTGCCAGAGCCTGCTAAGGATGCCCCAGGCCTTGTGACAGGCCGAATGGTTTTCCGGTGGTATACAAAATACCAGCTCATCGACTACGGCAACCGACGTGCTGCACAAGCTGTCACATCATTTCTTGAGCGGTCGGGTAAGTACCTGACCAATGATACAACTCGTGAGGCGGCTGTTAAAGCGGCTGTGTTGGCTGAGCGCGAGCGATGTGCTTTTATTTGCGATAGGCAGCAGCGAGAGCCAGAGTGCCCGGAGCGTGCGTCGTACTGCGCAGATGAAATTCGTAAAGGAGAGCAAGCATGACAACAATTGAAGCGATGAAGCAGGCTGATTATGTTTTAGCAAGTGTGGTTGCAGTTAGCCCCGACAGCATAGCTGCAGCACGTACTGCACTTCAGTCTGCTATTAAGCGCGAGGAAGCGCAGACGGTGGCGCCTGTTGCTTGGATACGCGCTGAAAATGTAAATCAAGCAGGTCTTACTAGCTGCACAGTTAAAACAACGAAGCCTGAACGTGATGGTTATGTTCCGCTATTTACACAGCCTGCACTACCAACCACGGGCGAGCCAGCCAAGCAACTAGCATCGGGTATGACGATGGGCGACCTGCATGATAGATGCTGCGATGCACTGAAGCGTAGTGAGCGTGAGGAACTTATTAAGAACCTCCGTGAAGCCTCATACTCGATTGATGGTGAGGTGGCAGATCACATTACGGAGACTGTCATTAAAGCAGCCGACATGCTGGCTGCTGATGCGCAGGAAGTTGACTGGAAGGATATGTACTTCAAGCAAAAGCGAGAAAAAGAAGCGATGGCGGCAAAGTACGAAAAGGACATTGGGCCGCTTGCCAAGGCGGTGCCCGTCGAGGCGCAGCAAGTGACAGTGCCGCAGACAATGAAGGTAAGTACTGCCCCGAGCTACGAGTTTGCAAATGGCTGGAATGCATGTGTAGCTACTATGCTTGCCGCCGCACCCCAGCCGCCACAAGTTGATGCGCCACGGGTGCCGATGACAGATGATGAAATCAACATCATGTACGGATTAATTCCAAAAACAGATGATGTCGTCATTGAGCTAGTGCGTGCAACAGAAGCATATCACAAAATCGGAGTGAAGCTATGACCGCAACAGACTACTTTATGCTGCTTGGGGCTATCTACATCTCCCACGAAACAAGACCAAGCATTCGCACCAGTGTCGGTCTTTTGTCAATAGTTATTGGGGCAGGGTTTGCCATGTTTGGAGTGAAGCCATGAAACGACTATTACGCGAAGCACTTAACTTTCTTGAAAACGCAGACCTTGACAGTTCGTTTAACCCCCCAACTGCTAAGTGGGGGCACGACCTTGAAGCGTCGCTACGTGCTGCAATTGATGCACCTGAGCAAGAGCCTGTCGGGAAGCTGAAGCCATGTCGTGAGGGTTGGTTTACTGATATTGACAACCCACCGCCCGAAACGGGTGAAACGCTTCCGCTTTACACCAAGCCACCGCCAGTCGCTGAGTTGACGGATGAAGAGCTAATGGAAATTTGGAAAGCAATGCCTCTTACAAAGTCGATTGACTACCTGATGCTGCAATTTGGCAAGTCTGTACTGGCAGCGCAGAAAGCCAAGCTATGAGAAAGCGATGCGTCCGCAAGCACTACGCGCCCGGTACGATGCTCGACCGTGCAGCCGGAAAGCTCCCGGCCTCCTCGGCCAAGTCCGTCATCAGCAACGTGCGGGCACGCAACAACGCGGCTGTCGAGGCGATCCGCACCGGCAGCTACACCACCGACCAGCTCGCCAGCCTGATCAATGCTATCAACATGGCCGAGGCCCTCGCCCGTCTCGGTCAGGGTATCGACTGGCTGCCAGAAATCATGGCCGCCCAGGCTGCCAACGCCGCCGCACGCTCACGATCCAGATTTGACTGGACCGTACCAGAAATGCATGCGGTCTACACCGCGCTTGACGTCCACGACGCCCAGCTCGATGACCCACTGACCACGGTCGCAATGATCGAAGAAGCTCGCGAAATCGTGAGTCGAATCTTGTTGGCTAAACGAATTATGGAGAAAATGTAACCATGTCTATCGATCTTATCAAAATGTGGCACGAACGTGCCCGCCCTACCCCCACGACAGCGCAGATGAACGTCCAGATAGGTTGTCACCTGGAAGAGGTGGCCGAAATGCTTGAGTGCTTAACCGGTAACACCGCGTACGCCGACGCCATGCTTGGCTCCGTCCTGTTCGCTGTTGAGCACCTGTCCAACAAACTCAAGGAAGGTGACATCGGCGTCACCGTGAAACCTGACGACCGCCAAGACTTCCTCGACTCCCTGGCCGACCAGATTGTCACCGCTGTCGGTGTCGGGCACTGTACGGGTCTAAATATTACCGAAGCCTGCAGGCGTGTGAACGTCAGTAACTGGAGCAAGTACGACAAAGACGGTAAGCCTTTATTCAATGAAAACGGTAAGATAGCTAAGGGTCCTGACTACTTACCGCCAGACTTAACCGGGCTGTATTGACATGCCTTGGTCTGAGATATTAGAACTGTTGGGGCCGGGGTTGCATTACTCAAAGCCCCGGCAGGTGTATCTGGACGCTATAAAAGAAGCTCAGCTGCGTCAGAATGAAAACGTAGTTGAGCATCTCAAGATAATGTTAGCTCGGCGTGACGATGTATCTTTCGACACACCGAACACGCACCCTAAAGATCACTGGCTATTTGGAGACAAGGTTTCAGGCTGAACGGTTTCCACAGGCGGCTGGTCATACTGCGGGGCCGGTTCATATTGCTCTGGCGCAGGGGTCGGCCAACCTGCTGAGGTTGTTCCAGTCACAGCGCCAGCTTCAGCCGCCGTGGCACGCATGGCTTTAGGCGCGACAGAAGCCGCCTGTTCTTCAAGAAGCTTAACAACTGCGGCTACTTCATGCGGGTCTTTAGCCATTAGCATCGTAGACAGGCGCTCCGCTGTTTTCTCGGGCATTTGGCTGTTTCTGATAGCTCGGCTAGTGAGCCCTGTCAATGAGCTCCAAAACCCACCCGTAACCGCGTCTCTGAGTACTTCGCCCACACCCGGTTGTTCGTCCAAACTCTCGCGCATCTGAATACGCTTACCAGTCTGCGAACCGCCAAGAACCTTGTTAGCTTGGTGAAACAGTTGTGACTCACGCTCAAGAGCTGTCTTGAACAGATTGAACTGCGCAGGGTTGTCAAACAGGGGTTGCAGCTTGGCTTGCATCTCAGGTGAACCAATGATTCGCTGGGCTGAGTTGAAATTACCTGATGGGTTCATGATCTTGGAATACAAGTCACGCGAAACACCCGTACGGAAGGCGTCTTTCTCAGCGCCGCTCATACCGCCGACCATTTTAACGATCTGTTCGTGGTCCATCTTGCTGAAGTCGTTTATACCCGCACGTATGGCGTCAATAACTTCCATGTCACCTGCGTAAGACTGGCGGGCCTGCTGGTACGCAGGTGCATTCTGGTCAATAGCACCGACAAACTCTTTACGCAGCTGTTTCAAAGCACTGGCCTCAGCTGAGCGCCCTGACGTGTACAACGAGTCAATAGTAGCGTCGATGCCCCGTTTCATATAGTCCAGGGTGCGTACGTCGGGCAACCGCGTTACAGTAGGGGTGAGCACCTGCGTTTGCGGGTCTAACACCAGCTTGTAGATGTCCTGCAGCTGATACTTACTAGGGTCTTCCCCACGCAGTTTAGCCGCCATAGCTTCTTTGTTGGCAATCTCTTTGGCCTTGTTGAAGAAGCCTGCAAACTCAGGGTCTTTCAACACCGTGTTGATACGAGGGTCATCTACAGAACCATGTGCGTAGGCACTGTCATACAGGTTGCCCGCTTTGCTTCGCAGGTCTTCCACCAGCTTCTGCTCATCAGCGTAGTAGTCACCCGGCTTAAGAGCTTTCTGTGTCTGTGTGTAGGTGCGTTCGCGTGAGCCTAGTTTCTGCTCAGTGAGGGTCTTCTCTACGTTGCGAGCACCTTTACCAGTGCGCTGGGCCACCGCTTCGGCCAGGTCAGCCGCTGCGGGAGAGACGTTAGCGACAACTGAGGGTATGTTCATAGCTCGATCAGCCGCCATTTTAGAGGTAAGATCAGAGGGTTTAAGCGTGTCTTCGGCAATAGCCTTATTCAGCTTTTCTGCCGCACGAGAAGTCACACGAGCCTCGGTTGGGCGCAGGCGCTCTGCCAACCATTTTGAAGCCCCCGTAGCACCTCGTATAGCCACCGGAGCACCCACCCCAATAGCGGTGCCTAACGCGCCGCCGCCCGCCGCGCCTGATAACCGGTCGCCCTCCGCGGACCCCGCACCTGAAACCGCGCCTGTAATACCGCCCAGTGCCGCGAGCTTAGCCAGGGCGCCATAACCACGAGCCGCTGCGAATGGTTCCAGACCCGGAACAAACATCGCCCCGACTGTGGGTGCGGCCCCGCCTACGAATTCAGCCGTGCCTGAGATTACCGGGTGCTCCTTAGAATACTGCGCATATTCTTTACGGATACGCGGTAGTTCCAGCTCATAGGGTTGCCCGCCCAACTTAGAACGCAGCCAGGCTTCAGCTTCATCACCCCAGCCCATACCGAGACCTTGCCCCAGCGCGGCCCGCGCCGTTCCAACATAAGGGTCAGCCATTATTGTGCTCCTGCTTCTGGGGTTGTTTGGCGATATTTACCGGATGTGATGTTCTTAAGACGTTCACGGTTCTGAGCGATGCGGTTGTTCACAGCTTTGATAGCGTGTTGAATGATCTTTCCTCGCTCTTCAACACTCTTAGCGCCGATACCTTGCAGTGACAGCAGGATAGCTCGTTCACCCTCAGTCGGGTTACCGCCGACCAGTGATTTGAGCTGACTAACGGCCTGACCAGAAAGCAGATTTTCCTGCTCACGGGTGTTCATCAGTTTCTGGTCTTTAGAACCCACGGCTTCAAGACCTAGGCGTTGAGCTTTGTCTAACATGGACGTATCAAACGTGTTAGGGTTGATCGCAAGAGACCGCTGCAAGTCACCCAGCGCAGAAGTACCAGATTTGATAGCATCTTCAGTTTCAACCTTAAGATCCAGTTCTTTAGGTGTAAGCCGTGTAGATTGCTCCTTAGACTGTTCAAACTTTTGCTGAGCAAGTTCTGCCGTCTTCTGCTGAGCACCTTGACTGGCAACCAACGCATCAATCTGGGCAGTTTGCTTTTTAACCAACATCTCACCAACTTCATTTACGCGTTTTTGGTAATCAGGCGTGCCGGGTCGGAAACCTTCATCCAGGGCTTGCTTGCCGGCGGCTGATTGAGGCTTGCCAGAAGCCACGTAGTCTTTGATGAGTTCTACTGAGAGAGCCCGTTTGTCTTTCATCTCTTCGCCGGTGAGCTGGCGCAATGCAGAAACGTCTTCCTTGGCCGCACCCATACGAGCTTTCTGAGCTTCCATACCGAGCGTGAGTCTGCGTTGTGCGTCTGCCGCGCTGGCCTCACGTTGACCTTTCTGGTAGCCCGCCATTGCGCTGCTAGCGTTACCCATGCTCTCCATGAAACTGCCCGTCTTGGTCGGAGCGCCGAAAGCGGCTGCGAGTTGGAAGTACATCTCAGCTTTAGAAGGAGCCTCTTTACCCGGTTGGGAAATCGCTGACTCCAAGAGCCTGTTGAATCGTTCGGTCTCTGCCGCTGCGGTTTTGCGAGCCTGTTGAAGCTCGCCCGCATAAACTGACTCAGAAGGCTGGTACTTCTGCAACATAGACATCAAGTCTAGTTGTTGAGGAGCTTGTTGAGCGCCAGGCAACGTTACGGGTTGCGGCTGAGCTTCCGGAGCCCATCCGTACGAGCTACCTTTGGGCGCACCTGACAAGTTAACTTTAGGGTTAGCGATGCCCTGATTAGCCGCGTCACTCATAATCATTTGACGCAACGTAGGGTTAATGTTGGTGTTACCGCTGAGAACCGGGTTGACCGGACCTACGTTGTAGTTATCAGCCATCTCGGTGAGTCCGGCTTCAACCGGGCCGCCTGTTGCAAACAGATGCTTACGCTTTCCGTCTCTAACCTGGATAGCGCCTCCTCGGAAGTCTCCATCCCCACCGCCATCCCCACCGCCATCCCCACCGCCATCCCCACCGTCACTAGAGCTGCCACCATAAGAACCTTGCTGGTTACCTACACCCGCCGCAGCGGCTGCCGCTGCTGAACCAGCTGGGCCCCCGGCGGCGTCTGTTCCGCCTCCAATACTTCCATCCGTATCTCCGTAGGCACCCTGCTGATTTGCTATCCCTGCGGCTGCTGCGTCGGCGGCTGCACCCTCGGGGGCTCCAGCGGCGTCCACGCCGATACCGAAGGCGGGGTCGGTCATGTTTAGGTTAGCTAGCGCATCTTCTTGTTGCGTTTGGATAGCTTGGGTCATTGGGCTGAACGCGTCACTTATTGACGTCGGACCTGCGACAGTTGCTGAGTTAACCGCGTTGATAGCCGCTTGACCTAGGCTGTTTAAGCCTGCCGCGTTTAGACCCATGTTTGCGGCACTTACCGTCGGACCCATCAAGGCGCTTAAACCCAGATTAGCCAGCGCTGCGCCGTTAACTGAAAAACCGCCGGGGCTGGTTGAAGACGCAGTGTTACCTTCGGTGTTAACCGTACCGTTACCTCCGCCGCCTCCGCTTTGATATTCAGGTAAGCCTGTGGTCGGGCTTATAACCACTGCGCCGACAGCTGTCGGCGCGGCCTTAGCTGCTTCAACAAGCGGGGCTGTGAACTTTGGCGCACCGAGCACCTCACCTTGCCAGCCGGGGCCATACAGTTTAGTGGAAGACATGCGGTCTTTGTATTGCCCAAGCCACTTGTCATATGCCGACTTCTCAGCGGCTGCTTCAGGCGAGTTACCGGTGAGTCCTGCGTAGGGGAGCTGCTGAGTGCTGACTCCATAATGCTGCATGAGTTTATCGTATTCATTCATATTGATACCTTGTTATTTCATCGCATTATAAAGCCCAGCACCCGTAGCTAAGCCTGTGGCCAGCTGAGAAAGTGGTGAAGCTGAGTACGTAGCGCCTGTACTGGTGCCAGACTGAATCGTAGATTGAGGTGTGATTGGAGCCATGCCGCGCACTTGAGTTGACAACCAATCCAGCTGCTGTTTAGGGTACAACTGCTCAGTTTGCCATTGTTTGTAAGCCGCGTCCAGTTCGGCTTGTTGCTGACCCTGGACACCTTTGCCGGCAGCTTCAAGTGCGCCGGCATCAGCCATAGCCATCTGTTGACCCTGCCCGGCGGTGCTAGCTAGTTGACCCAGCGCAGACTGTTGGCGAGCCAAGTCGGCTTGCGATGCTCCGAGCGCCTGGGTATAACCCTGCTGGAGTGCACCAGCTTGCTGACCCAGGATACCTTCTTGAGTATCACGCAACGCACGGCTACCAAACTCACCCATGCGACTGCCGCCAAACTGCCCGGCACGCACAAATGAATCGGACACACCGGGAAGCAAGTTTTCAGTAAGATTACGCGCACCTAACTTGGCAATCTGATCTGTAACATTCTGAGTATATGGGTTCATATACTGTTGGATATTACTAGGGGTTGTTTGCGTGGACAAACTTTGGAGCCCTGACTGGGCGGCACCCATCGCAGGTTTCCAAGCGCCTTGGTTAGCTTGAACCTGCTGATAAGCCTGTTCTTGCATTGGAGACGCGCCAGCAACCGTGGGTGCCGAATACGGCTGGTACGGGGTTTGCGCTGCGTTTGTGGCCCATTGGACTTGGTTGTAAATCGCGTCCTGCATCCACTTAGGTGTCTCAGTGGAGGAAGTGGTGTAAGACGTTGCCGTCTGGGGGTCGCCCTGGAATAGTGAAGACATATTACGCCGCCTTTTTCAAATAAGACAATGGGGATTTAGCATCGGGGCTGAATTTACCTTTAGCCATGATTTTACCCTTATGTTGGCGCAACTGCTGACGCATTTGATCAAGCCGCTTGGCACCTTCTTTGGTGGAGCCGTCGCCGAGCATAGAAACAGTCTCTGCATCCATAACATATTCACCGTCTGAGAGCTTTGCGTCAATGGTGTCGGCACGACCTGAACCACCGCCCTGGGCGAGCATACCTAAACCGCCCATAGCCAGTTTGACCGGGGGTTTGACATATGCGCTGTCAGCTGTCAATTTGTCCCAGTTCTGAGCCATGTATTGACCCAGACCTTGACCAGCCCCGGCTGCGTCGGCTTTCAGCTTATCCCAGTCCCAATGCTGTGATTCACGGTTGAAGTATTCTTGCTGTTGGGGAGACATACTGGGTATGGTTTTCTGAACCTCTTCAGGAGTTTGAGCTGCGCTGAATAAGGACATGATTGCGGGGGCCGCAGCCATCGCTTTTTTAAACGTCAAGCCGTCAGAGGCTTGTGCGCTGCCGTACGGTTTAACATTACCGCCGTCTGCGGCTGGGTCTGAATAGCCGTATTCCGGGATGTTCTTATCCGTGGCCGCAGAGTATTCAGACGTAGCTATTTGCGAAGGCTTGGCGGTCATTCCTCGCGCTAACCCTGCCAAACCACCGCCGATAGCTGCTTCCTGACCTGAGTAACCTGCAGAAAGCATGCCGCCTGCGGTCCTACCGCCCTGCTGGATACCTTGCCCCATAGCGGTGTTACCGTCGCCCATACCTGAAATGGCGTTACCGACCACAGAGCCCAAGGCTCCGCGAGCCGCGCCCTGACCCATACCTTGCCCGGTCACGGCCCCCAGCGCCCCGCCCACCAGACCACTGCCCAACGCGTCTGCGGCACCCTTACCCAGCTCCATACCCATTGCGTCGCCAGCCCAGTTGCCAACCGTACCGCCGAGCCCGCCGCTCAATGCGCCTGCCGTAGCGCCCTGCAGGAAGTTACCGCCGCTTAAAGCAGATCCAACTCCGCCGATAGCCGCGCTACCTAATATACTGTCTCCGAGACCGGGTGCGAAGTAATCTGCTATTCCACCGACAAGTGAACCGCCTAGAGAGCTGCCGATGTCAGAAATAGAATCACCTAAGTCACTCCACATGTCATATTCGCGTAACCCCGTACGAGGGTTTATAGCGCCTGAACCGCCCATAGAGCGTAATACTCCGGCTTCAAAGGGGTTGATGTGCGCCAGTTGTGAGTCACCGCCGCGACCTTGTGCCGCCAGGTCGTTCAAACCGCCTCGGGCAAACGCGGGAGGTTGCTGAGGCTGCAACTCTTGAGGCTGTTGAGGAGCTTGCTCGCGACCGTCTACGAGGACGTACAGCGCACCTAGAAGTACGAGCATTGAGTCTTCGCTAAACTGTTCAGGCAACCAGCTTGTGTCAATGCCGACCTGCTGCAAGGTCTTACGCAGTTCAGCGTACAACTCAGGTTTCTGCATGACGGCTTCAAAGATCCGGATGATCTTTTGCAACTTGTCCGGCGTCAGGGTTTGGGATTGTGACATCCGCTCGGCCATCTGCATCACAAGTTCGCCCATTTGTGGGTTTTCCTGGATGAGTTGTAAAATTTGGTCTTTCATGCTAACACTCCACAAAGTCTTTCGGCCCAATCTGTCCAGCTTTCAAACTGGTACGGATTAGGTATGTTATGTCCCAGAGCCAAGTTGTTCACCAACTGTGCTCCCCAATTCTGCCAGTCATCATCCACTATCTTAGGTATCGCGCCGTAGCGGTCTAAGTCCAGGCTAACTTGATCTGCCCAGTCAGCCAGTTGCAGGTTTGTGGGCCGGGTAATCATCCTAGTGACGAACCGTCGCCCGCGTCAATGTGGCCGATGATCTGACCCATCTGGTAATCTCCGCCGACCACGTTTGATGCGAACTTGACACGCAGCTCCCGACGTTGTTCCTTGACAACCACGATCTCTTCAAACGGCTGAGTGGCTTGATCAGAGAACGTAAACTGCTTACTCTCTATTTCAGGCGCTCGCGCGTTTGCCCGGCCACGCACTTGCACGTACATATTGCCGGTTTGTATGAAGTCAGGCTCAATCTGTGTGATGCGCAACTTACGGTTCACGCCTTTGGTGGCGATAGACGACAGATCGCATGTTTCAAAATAAGACAAAATGGGCTGCAAGTTCTGGCCGTCAACTTCGTCAACGCCTTGTTCATGAATCCACACTTTGTTGTTATCGCTGGCTATGATCGGGGCTGAATACGCATTGCAATACGAACCGGCCACCCGTTTAGAATCAGGCAGCGCGGTGTCATACCATGAATTCTCACGCACGTTGTAGATGATAGCGTGTGTACATTCTGTAGCGTTGTTACGGGGATAAGCCCACCAGATCTCACCAAACCGGGGAACCTTGAATGCGAACACCTTAGAGCGTTGCTCTTGGTTCAAGCCGTCAAAGAACCAGTTCATGTTCATAGCGTTGGGCACTTCACGCACCACACCGTTAAACATCAAGAACCTATCAACCCCTGCCCAATAGAACACCCCGTCGTAATCAACCACGCTGTCCGCGGACATGATTGAGGTGTCAGTCGCGATTGTGTCAAACTGAAACACGGTGGATCCGCCCGTAAATGAAGCGCGAATCACAGCGTCGTATGCCCAAAAGATTCCAGCAGGGGCCGAGCCCGCACCGGCACGCAGGGGTAAACCCTTGATGATCTTCTGACCCCATGGGCGGGCTATACCTGAACCTGAGCCGCTCAAGTCTGAAGGGGCTCCGGCCACGGACCAACCCACAATGCCGCCGGTTCCGTAGTAGAACAAATACGGGTGTAGCATCACTACGCCGCCTGTAGCGTTGGCCCCTGCGGGTAGCGTTACAGGGGTGAGCGCGGCTGTGTCTAAGGCGTCGCCTACAAATATTTGACCGCCCGCGCTGTTGTCAATATAGGTGCCGTTAGGGGCTACATGAGCGATCAGTTGGGTAGACAGTTCTGACGCGGCATACGCGTAGTCAAATGTCCAGCGATTGTCAGCATACGCCGTCAATGTTACAGGTGTCCTGTCGCTGACGATTGATGAGTTCTTCGAGCTATCCAACGTGAATCGTTCAAGGGTGTTAGAACCGCCTGAATGGCAATAAACCAACCCCTGCTGGGAGTAGTTAGTCAAGCCTCGGGAGACCTGAGAGAGCGACTTAACGATTGACCGGTAACCCCCGATTTTGCGAGGGAGGCCGCGTTGGAACCTCATCCATTGGCCGTCTGTGTAGAAGTCGCCGTCAAACTTAGTGCCGTCCCGCTTGATACCGGGGTTAGCTTTAAGAATAGAGGTCTGTGCGGCCATTAGAATATTCCACCAGAAACCGTTGACAACACGCTGCTAGAGTTGTTAGCAGGTACGATGGTTGAACCCTCGCTATAGACAATAGTGGTTGAATTTGGGTTAATGTACACGCCACCGCCGCCTGAAACTTCAACACGAAGAAGGTAACCGCCAACCGTGGCGTTGTCAATCCAATATTGCTGCACCGTTGGCGGTACGATGATCGTGCGGTCACCTGTCAGGGTGCCTGTAAACTTATAGGCTACTCGGTTCAGCTCGGCACCTGTGAGTACGTAACTGCCCGAACCTGAAACATTAACCGCCGTGTAGTCGAAAGCAAACGCGATAGCTTGGCCGAAACCGAGCGTGTAGTAGTTCACCCCGTCCGATATGATTATCGATGACTCACCTGGCTGATATGTTTTACTTGAGATTCCATCAACAAGTGACGTCCCGTCTGTATCTACCGTGAAGGCTCCAAACCCGCTGTTACGCACTAGAATGAACCAGTTGTTACCGACACTGGCCGGGTTGGGTAGCGTTAACCCGCCCAGGCCGTCAACCCAGAGATACATCTTAGCTCGGTCAGCGACCTGGGCCACATAACTGATGCTGAGTTGAGTGATCGGTACGGACTGAGACAACAGTGAACCTACAGCTACGATACCCGTTCCGGCCAGAGCTGAAGCGTTGGCTGAAGAAACACCGGCACCATACTGGAAAGAGCGCCACACACCCGCAGCCGTTGTGTTTGAAGTGAGATAAACCTGCCAGGCTTCTCCAGAAGCCACCACGACAACCTGCACCCCGGCGGCGTCTTTGACTATAAATGAAGACGCGCCCGTATTGTTAAACAGGATGGTCTCTCCGGGAGAGGCACCCGTTGCATCCGGAAGTGTCAGCGACAACCCCGCAGAGCTGGCCGAAACGTCCATGATACGGGCCGCAAAGTCGGCAGCTGCGGAGGTTTCCTCTGGCCAGCGCAGTACAGTGTTAGCTGCGAGGGTTACTGCGCGATATGAGATATCGCTGGGGTATATGTTGGCCCCACCAAAAACATCAGTATAGATTGTCATGAGTAATGTCTCAGTTTAAACGTCTTGTCGCGTTGCCGAGCGGTCAAGAATCTTCTTAAGGTCTTCCCCGCTCATAGCCTGGGCAGCGCGGTCGTAGGCGGCTTGCCACACGGCAATACGTTCATCATTCTTGAGGAATGGGGTGGCTTCTAGCAGGGCTCCGTACAACAGGAGTTGCGGCGCATAGGCTGTGACCCAATTGGTTTGGTTCTCATCATCCAGTAGCCGCGCCATCTCGTAATATGCAACTTCAAGGGTTGCAGGCGCTGCCGGAGTGGGGGTTATCAACCAATGCGAATAGTCATAATCTGAATAGAATTCAGGGGTGGCGGTTTGCGTTGCATCAGGCCAGAATGAGCGGAGGTACTCATAAGACCTGCCGAAAATAGGCTGGCCGTTCACGGTCATAGAGACGGTGTCGCGCCAGCGGTCAGGTTTACCGTAAACTGAGACCCCGGCTTGCAAGGGGGTAATCACATAGCGTAGAAAACCTTGTAGTTTCAGTTCATGAGAAATCTTACGCTCGGCCATGTTGATTAGCCGAGGAAGTTGCTCATAGACGATTTGATCACTTTCGACAGTGAAGCCGCGCTCAAGATAGCGCCGCAAGTCTTCCTGCAGTGAATTAAAAGTCATCGTGTACGCCATACCTACTCCTGTGATTAAGGTCGATGCTGGTACAGCATACGCTACGTGAAATTATAGCCTCGATTCAGTAATACGCAAACCATTCACGCCAACATTGACAAGGCCTCTGATTCTATCTCAGACACGCGACGAGACCATCCTTTACCAAACATGTTGAACGTCAACAGCGATTCTAAGAACCGCTGGCGTTCGTCATTGTATTGCTCAATGAACTTAACCCCATCAACCGCTGCGAGCGCGGTCAGTGTTTTAGGTCCGATAGCCCCGTCAGCGGGAACTTTCAATATTGCCTGCAACATCTTAGCCGCCCGGCCCGGCCCTGAGTTAACTGCGAAGTCAAACACCGTGTGGTCAACACCTGCAGGTAGTGAGTCGCCTTCAATCTTATCCCAGTACTTACGCTTGTAGAACGGAGCTACTTTATCCACCGTCAGCGCCCGCATCTCTTTCTCAGAAGCCTCTCTACCTATCCAGGCCGACCAGTTAGCGCGAGTAACGCCCATGTTCGTCATGCCGCCGGGGTCTGCTGGGTGGTTGACAAAGCCGCCTTCTCTTCCTGGAGCTAGCAGGGCTTTAAGGCACGATTCAAAATTGGCTTTCATGCGGTCGCACCCCTCACCTTTTCGTAAGTTCGTAAGGCCCCCAGGCCAAGCAACCCTAGTAACACTGGCATCATTTCAGACACATCTGCTTTTTGTAGCGCCGCCGGGTGCCCTATGATTACACACGCTGACGATATGACCGAAATACCTATCCAGTTCCACGCGCAAGCCGCACCGCACACCCATCCGATGAACGGGCGCCAGCCCGACACCCAAACAGAAGGTGACGCGGCTTCGGCTTTGTTGATGTCAATCTGCCCCTGCACAATCAGCACCGCCGCTGCAAGCTGCTGCTGTTCGGCTGCGGACTTGTCGGGCCATATTTTCCCAATTACAGTTGCCGCCAGGTCACTGACTGCGCCGAGCCCTGTGAGGTCACTCATTTAAAAGTCCTAAGTTTGTATAGTGTTGAAAGATATAGTCCGACAGCCTCATCGATGATGTTTTGCAACGGGGTGTCATCTTTCTTGACGTCTTTAAATCGGTTCTTCTCAATCATATCCATGTGGGAAGCCAGCTCGTCTGCGATTGTCTTCTCTCCATTTGGAGACATGTACGGGATATCTTTGATGATTCCGTGACGACCCTGGCAGGCTTCGGCCAGCTTGTCAGCCGCGTCGAGGATACCGTCATAGAACGAATTCAAAGCCATGTGGGTCGCATATGAGGTCGTTTTCAGATGTTCTCGGTGCGCCACGTCGCGTGACAAAAACATGATAGCTATCAGATTTCCAGGCATTTCAAATCCTTCCATTCGGTTTCAATACAATATAAGAGGGTGAGCCGGTCTGTCATTTAACAACCCCGAGCTTAGTAGAAGCGATTGAAATAACGCCCGCGACTAACAACATCAAAGCGCCTTTCACGGCCCAGTCAATTATAGTTTTGGTCATACCTGATTTATAACTGTCCATCTGTTCAGCGTTTTTTATCGAGCGATGGTGGTAAAGTCGGTGGCCGTCAAAGTCTTCCGCGCCCAAGTCGTTTTTGACAAAGGCTTTGGAGTAGTCTGATTGCTTCTGGACCACTGCGCTCAGGTCACGCTGCATTTCAAGAAGCAGTTTTACGATATCGCTATTGGTCGGGCCTGGGTTTGAATCAGACGCCCTGCGCTGTGGCGAATCAACACCGCTCATGGCTCCGACCCCTTAGCTAAAATATATGGGCGTACCCAAATCCAAACAGCGGCTAATGCCAGGGCAAACTCACCCCCCATGGCCGCCGGTGGTGGGTAGACCGACAACAGCGGCGACACGATACCGATGTAAACCCACAGCGCGGCGTTGAACACGGCAAAGTAGCGGGCGAACATGCTGTGGTAATCGCCGTTGAGGATGATGGTTAACTGCACCCCAGCCGACACCAGCAGCACGACACCCCAAGCTTCAGCAGGCATGATAATGGCCATCTGCTTGTAGGTTGGGCGGGCGAAAAGGTCGTGCGAGCTACCCCACAGCAAGAGCATCGCAGCCCAGAAAAACTCGGCGATGGCCAGGCTCAAGCGGGAGGCGATCAGGTCGGAGTCCCACAGGGCGCGGGACAGGTTGTTGACGAATTTGTCTCTCATCACAAATTAACTCCAATAACATATATCGCAGCCAAAGCGCCGCCTGATACTGTGGCGATGGCATCCCACACATCGCACGAGTGAACGTCTGGGTGGCGGCGGTCATAGACCTCCTTCGCCAGAGCCGCGACGAGGCAGATCAGTAGACCCCACCAGAGCGGGCGACTGGCGATCACAGGCAGGAGGACGAGGACAGCGCCGCTTAGGGCGTGGGCTTGTTTGTCGAGTGGGATTAGTTTCATTGTATAGTGATTCCGATGTAGCATTGCAAAACTTACATCACGGCCAGCATCAGTGAGAAAAGCACGGTGCGGGATTGAGAAGCTGGAGGATGGTGGTCATATACCGCAAGTAACCTCATACTGGATAGCATCCGCACCGCCCGCTGCGGTTGTAAGATTTAAGGTTAACGTATTAGAAAAGCAATTTCCCCATATTGCACCGCGATTAAGCCCACCGTAATACATAAATTTGGTGTACGGCGCTACGTTTGCGGGTATGTTTGGAATGCCTAAACTTGTAAGAGTTGCAGTTACTGTTGTAGCACCAGGGGGAATAGTCAATGATCCTAAAATGTAAGTGGAGCTTGCTCCGCTATTCTTTCCAAATGTAATTCCAGTATTTGATGCGTTGGCTACTATGGGTGCATCAAAAGTATTATCTGCAACAGTTCCAACCTGCGCGGTCTCAAGATACAAGCCTCTAGATGTTGTGCCGGTAGTTGTATTATCTTTTACAATGAAACCATACGAAACACTAATATGTATTCCTGTTTCAAACCCAGTTATTACATTTCCTTTAATGTTCACATTGTTAGTATTTGTTCCAGCAAATACGCCAACCGAATTTGTGGGGGCAGCGGTATAGCTGCTAATGTTGTTTCCAGATATTTTTCTAACGCCTGGAGTCTGCAATGATCCAACGGCGCTTAGCTTAATTCCGTACACCGCATAAGCAGCGTTGCTAACTGCAATCCAGTTGTCAGTTACAACAAAGCCGCCGTCTGTGATGGTGCCAATTATTGCCTCTTTAGTGCATACATCCAGATCGCATCCTGTTATTCCCCCGTTTAGACCAGAGGCCCAATTAACAGCGTTATCGAATCCATAAATTATGCTATTAACAATCCAAGTATCTTCTGGGCGAACAGATGAAAGAGCATCAACTAAAACACCGGTTGAGTTTCCTGTACCAGTGCCATAGCCAAGACTAAAATTGCAGTCAGTAATTAGTGTTTTTACACTACGTCCAACAAGTTGAACTGGTTTCCATGTATTCAGAATCACCACTTTTCTGAATGTGGCATTCCATAAACCCCTGGCGTAAATGCCAATGCCATAAAATGAGATATAGACGTTCTCCAACAATAGGCCAGTGACTCGTCCACCAGCCCCAGAGTCAAGGTCACAAATAATCGCTGTTTGGTCTGTGTTCCCGCTTCCGTAAATCCAGAATCCGGCAATGCGTCGAGTGCCAACTACATTAGAAGCGAGGAAGTTTAATGCTGTACAACCAACTGGCTGTATAATCGTTAACTGCCCATCACCATAGAATTCGCACAATGCAGGTATGTTTACGGTTGCGGTTATTCGGTAGTATCCAGAAGGGAAATATATAGTTGTTGCAAAGCCGGGAGAGTCAGCAACGGTTGTTGAATCCAGCGCGGATTGGATATACGTTTGAAGCGGCGTTGTGTTCGATCCGTCCTTGATAGATTCGTGAAGCAATGATGGTATAAATTCCAAAACACTCACACTATCCCGCAGCTTCGCCTGCACATCCGTAGCCACTGCCCCAACACCAGCGGGCATATATCCCACCAGCGATGCGCCAGAGGATGCGGCAAGATTACCCACAGAACCATCATTCAGGATACGGTTAATCTCCGTAAGAACCCCGTCGTGGTTCCCTTTGTTAAACACCAAGTCACCTGTAGAGGTATCATTGGTGATGACGATGTTCTTCGTGGGGGTTACTGAGTTAGTACCCAGTTGGATGTTGTCAGTTTTTAATGTCATGTTAGTTCCTTGTTTGAGGGCTCAGGCCCGCTCATTTATCAGCAATCGGCTGTGTCGTCACGATACGCAACAGTGTAATTGCTACCGACACCCCAACACCAATCCACATTTGCATGATTGGAGTGAGTTGCAGTAGGTAAATGTAGCCCTGCATGATTGATAGGGATGCAAGCGTGATTGCGAATAGGACGGTCTTGCTGCGTAGGAGTTGCATTAGATAATACTCCAAACGCTGCCGGGGGGAACCGTAATTGTAACTCCGGAATTGATAGTGATAGGGCCGGTTGACATAGCATTCTTACCCGTTGTGATCGTGTAATCAGAGGCTAC